GCGGAGGTGCAGATGCTGAACATGGCCCAAGAGAACTTCCGGCGCATGATGGATGAGCTGGACAAATACCCCGACCTGGACACCACCGAGGCCATCATCCGGCTGACCAGCCAGAACCTGCTCAACGCCCTGGCCAACACCTCGGAGGAGGATTGGCAGGGGGTAAGCATCGACAAGATGCTGCGGGAGGCCAACGCGCTGGTGCGCGCAGCGGCCTATAAGAAGCGGGTGGAGATCCAGAACCAGGACACCACAGAGGCGGGCCTGGACGCGGTGAAGTCCCTGGTGTGGCAGGCCATGGCCAAGGAGCGGCCTGACCTTTACCGCCAGGTCAATGAGTTCCTGAACAGCAAGAAACAGGACGGACTGGAAGCGAGGTGAGGACATGGTAAGATGGTATGTCCTGCAGGTATCAACCGGGCAGGAAACCGGGGTGCGCGACGCGCTGCAGGGCCTGGGCATCCGGGCGGCAGTGCCCCGCGAGGAGCGGGCGATCCGCAACGGCGGAGGCTGGACAACGAAGGTCTACACGCTGCTGCCGGGCTATGTATTCCTGGCGCTGGAGTACAGTGCGGAGAACTACTACCGGGTGAAGGCGATCCCCCATGTACTCCGCTTCCTCGGCCCCAACGGGCTGTCCCCCTCCTATCTGACCCACCTGGAGGTGGAGTGGCTGCGGCTGCTGGACAACGGCGGCGAGGTGCTGAAGCCCTCCAGGGTGGAGACGCTGCCGGAGGGCGGTGTGCGGATCGTGGAGGGTGTGCTGAGGCACTTCCCCGTCAGCCGCATCGACCTTGACAAGCGCGCCCGCCGCGCCAAGGTGGAGATCAGCTTGTGCGGGGAGCTGAAAACACTCACCCTCTCCACGGAGGGCGGTGAGGATGAGGACGAGAGTTCTTAAAGGGCGTTTACAGGAAGCCGGACAAAGCAGGCGGTTGATTCGTCCCGACTGGGGAGGCCGGTGGAAATACAGTGCAAAAGAACCGGGCTGAACAGCAGGCTGGGTGGCGAAGCACACCCCTTCGCCCCCTGTTTTTCACCCCCGGTTCTTTCTATTGCCCGGAATACCGTTTAAGCCGCGCACAAACCCCTTTAAATTCGCCGCACCGGGCAGGCGGGGGTAATTCCCCAAACGGCCCGGAAAGGCCGCTGTGGGGCGTTTACGGCCCCCTGTTGAAAGCGGGAGGAGGACAGGCCATTTTGAATAAGCGAAAAAAGCAGAGCATCAACGCCCTGGCGGGAGCCATCGCCGAGGCAGAGAGCCAATTATACAGTGAGGAGGGTACAGATTTAAACGGTCTGCGCGCACTCCTAAAAGGTTTCTTAAACAAGGACGACTCCCCGGAGCGCGTCCAGCTTCGGCGGGAGTTTGAAGCGGGGCACCCCATGACGGGGCCGGGGGGCCTGCGCTGGAAGCTGGGAGCCATCGATATGGAGTTCTTTGGGCGGGCCTACTTCCCCCACTACTTCAGCAAGCCCTCCCCGGAGTTTCACCGGGAGTTGGACGCAATCTGGCAGCAGGGTGTGCTGAAGGGGCGCTATCCCCTGACGGCGGCGGACACCAAGATGATCAGCCGCCTGCCGGGAACACGCCGGGCGGTGGCGGCCCCCCGTGGACACGCCAAGTCCACCAACCTGACCTTTAAAGGCACGATGCACTCTACCCTGTACGGATACAAGCACTATCCCATCATCATTTCGGACAGCTCCGAGCAGGCAGAGGGCTTCCTGGACAACATCCGGGTGGAGTTTGAGGAGAACACGGCGATCCTGGAGGACTTCGGGGTGCTGGCGGGCAGCGTGTGGCGCAGCAATGTGCTGCTGACCAAGACTAACATCAAGATCGAGGCCATTGGCAGCGGTAAGAAGATCCGTGGCCGGAAGCACCGGAATTGGCGGCCCGACCTGATCATCCTGGATGATGTGGAGAACGATGAGAATGTGCGGACGCCGGAGCAGCGCAAGAAGCTGAAGGACTGGTTTGACAAGGCGGTAAGCAAGTGCGGCGATGACTACACCGACATTATCTATATTGGCACCCTGCTCCACTATGACAGCCTGCTGGCCAAAACGCTGACCAACCCGGCCTACCGCTCCATCAAGTACAAGGCGGTGATCCAATTTTCCCAGGCGGATGACCTGTGGCAGCAGTGGGAAACCATCTTCACCGACCTGTCCAACGATGACCGGGAATCTGAGGCGCTGGCCTTCTTCCAGGCGCACAAGGAGGCCATGCTGGAGGGCACCCAGGTCTTGTGGGAGGAAAAGCTGTCCTACTACGACCTGATGGTGATGCGGGTGTCGGAGGGCGAGGCATCGTTTAACTCCGAGGAGCAGAACGAGCCGATCAACCCGGATGACTGCCTGTTCATGGAGGAATGGTTTGACTACTACACCGAGGCGGAGGTCAACTTCGGCGACCCGGCCTTCGATTTCTTTGGGTTCATCGACCCCTCGCTGGGCAAGACCAAGCGGAGCGACTTCTCCGCCATCGTCACCCTGGCCAAGCACAAGGGCAGCGGGTATATGTATGTGGTAGACGCGGACATCGAGCGGCGTCACCCTGACCGGATCATCGCGGATGTGCTGGCCAAGGAGCGGTGGCTCCGGGCCAGCTTCGGGCACGGCTACCGGAAGCTGGGCGCGGAGACAAACCAGTTCCAGTGGTTCCTGAAGGAGGAGCTGGCCAAGGCCAGCGCCAAGGCCGGGCTTTACCTCCCAATCGAGGAGGTGCAGCAGACCAGCGACAAGGTCATGCGTATCCAGACGCTGCAGCCGGATGTAAAGAACAAGTATATCAAATTCAACCGCCGCCATAAGCGGCTGCTGGAGCAGCTGACACAGTTCCCCATGGGGGCGCATGACGATGGCCCGGACGCCCTGGAGGGTGCGCGCTCCATCGCAAAGAGGGTGAAGCGGTTCCGCATCGTGAATCGGGCCGAGTTTGGAATTTAAGGAGGGGTTTCATGGGCTTATCAAGAATGGCCAGCAAGTGTAACATTTGCCCGCAGCGCGACAGATGTTCACGCAAGCGGATGGAAGGCTTGGGCTATATTCAGCCCGCCACCACAGATGTGGCAGAGGCTGCGGCGGCTCCTGTTCTGAAAAAGCACCGTTACAGAGAGGTGAAAGTAGCAGACGGCATGACCGTAACGATTGACTTGGAAGAAGTAGCCGAGAAAATCAGGCAGGACTTTTATCAATCACAGCTGGGGAGGTTTTGTTAAATGCCGGTCATCTTCATGGAACGATCCCTGCTAGACAGCCTGACGGAGGCGGACATCAAGGAGATCATTGACGAAAACGAGGGGCACACCAAGTACGCCAGGCTGGAGGGATACTACGAGGGCGACCACGACATCCTCCGGCACAGGAAGAAGGATAGCACCGCCCCCAATAACCGCCTGGTCAACAACATGGCGAAATATATCACGGACACGGCCACCGGGTACTTCATCGGCAAGCCGGTGGTCTACAGCTCCCAAAATGACGCATACCTGGAGGCGCTGCAGGACATCTTCGACTACAACGATGAGCAGGACGAGAACATGGAGCTGGCCAAGGGTGCCAGCATCAACGGGGACTGCTTTGAAATGCTCTACCTGGATGAGGACGCGCAGATCCGCTTCACCAAGGTGCCGCCTGACGGCTGCATTTATATCTGCGAGACGGGGTACAACACGCCCATGGCGGCCATCCGCATCGTGTACTCCAAGGACAAGGACAAGAACATCATCAAGAAGGTGGAGTTCTGGACGGCCCAGGACTGCTGGTATTTCCGCAGCATCAACGGCGGGGCGCTGGAGCTGCTGGACATCCGGGAGCATTACTGGGGGGATGTGCCCTTTGTGGAGTACATCAACAACGAGGAGCGCCTTGGGGACTTCGAGGGCGTGATCACGCTGATCGACGCATACAACCGGGTGGAGAGCAACACGGCGAACTTCTTCCAGTACAACGATGAGGCGCTGCTGAAGGTGCTGAAGATGGGGGCCGTGACCTCCCAGGACATTGCGGAGATGAAGGAAAAGGGAGCCATCATCCTAGAGGACGGCGGCGACATCCAGTGGCTCATCAAAGAGGTGAGCGACACGGCCCTGGAGAACTACAAGAAGCGGCTGCGGGAGGATATGCACATCTTCTCGGCGGTGCCCAACCTGACGGACGCGAACTTCGGCGGCAACCTGTCCGGCGTGGCGGTGTCCTATAAGCTGTGGGGGCTGGAGCAGATCTGCGCCATCAAGGAGCGGAAGTTCAAGCGCGGCCTGCAGCGGCGCATCGAGCTGATCACCCACATCCTGAACATCCAGGGCGGCCAGTTTGACTACCGGGACATTGACATCCAATTCCGGCGCAACAAGCCGCAGAATGTGCTGGAGATCGCGCAGATCATCACCATGCTGTCCGGGGAGTTGTCCCGCGAAACCCGCCTGCAGATGCTGCCCACCATCGACAATGTGCAGGATGAACTGCAGAAGCTGGAGGATGAGAAGCAGCAGGAGGTCAACAGCTTCGGCCAGTACAACGCCCTGGCCCAGGCGCTGGCCCAGGCCAAGGCCCAGCCGGAGGGAGCGGAGGCTTCCCCGGAAGATGAGCCGGAGGAAAAGGCTGGTGAGGGCGCATGAGCTACTGGACGCGCAACGAGTGGATCGAGGACGCCAAGGAGCGGGTGCTGCAGAACACCAAGCGCACCGACGATTACGCCAGGGAGCTGATCTTCCTCTATGACGAGGCGGCCTTCAACATTGAGAAGGAGATCGAGGCGCTGTTTGCCCGTTTTGCCAAGGACAACGGGCTGACCGAAGAGGCGGCCCGGCAGCTCCTGGAGGGCAAGGAGTACAGCGGGGGGCG